CTAATTGCTCGTGCTTTTTTGAGCAATTAATCTTTTATATTTGTCGAGTAACTGTTCTTCCGTTTCCTCATGCTGCGGATCTTTTGGAATACAGTCTACTGGACAAAATAATTGGCACTGTGGCTGGTCATGGTGACCAACGCACTCTGTACATAAATCCGGATTGATTTCATAAATCACTTCGCCCATAAAGATCGCTTCATTGGGACAAACTGGTTCACAAACATCGCAGTTTATGCATTCATCAGTGATATATAACGACACGTTACCAACCTTGTTGATGTTTACGTTCAAAAGCTTCAACCACAGCTTGCGGAACAAACTTGGTTACATCTCCTTTTAAACGAGCAATTTCTCGAATTAATGTCGAAGAAATAAAAGAATACTGTTCAGAAGGTGTTAAAAACACCGCCTCGAAATGTGGATCAAGCTGACGGTTCATATTGGCCAGTTGAAATTCATATTCAAAGTCAGAAACTGCTCTTAAACCACGAAGTACTGCTGTGGCCTTTTGTTCTTTAAAAAAGTTAACCAACAAACCATCAAAACCTACAAACTCAACATTTGATAGATGGCCTAATGATGATTGCGCCAGTGCAACTCTTTCTTCTAAGCTGAACAAAGGGTTTTTATGATGTCCAATTGCAATCGCTACTACAACTTCATCAAACATTCTTGATGCTCTAGTAACTAAATCAACGTGCCCATTCGTGATAGGGTCAAATGTTCCAGGATAAATTACACGCGTTTTAGACATCCGCTAGTACTCTAATTGTATTGTGCGCCTATTTTAGCAAAAGTTATACATGAGACGAAATATTGATATGTGGGAAAAAACTTCACCTTGGCATCAGTTTACGGCACAATAGGGACAATTGTGGAAGTTTGAATTATGGCGAAAGCAACAGTAGTAAAGAATAATAAGTGTCGATGTTTATTTTAATTCTCTATAGTTCCTTTTTTAAAGCTAAGTTTTTGAATTATAAAAGTTGTTGTTCTTATTAGTTCCTTTTAGTTTGTTTACATCCTCGAAAAAAACGGGTAATAATGCGGGTAACAAACTACTTACCCTTACCTCATGGCCTCTGCAAAACTTTCCGACCTAAAGATTAAAGCACTAAAACCTAAAGAAAAAGTCTACAGAATATTGGATGCAGATAGACTTTACATAGAAGTTCGTCCTTCAGGAGCTAAAGTTTGGCGGTTTAAGTTTGTTTTTAATGGTAAAGAATCTTCTATGAGTCTTGGCGAATACCCGGCTATTACTTTGGCAGACGCTAGAATCTTAAAGGATGAAATGCGAGCAAAATTAGCCAAAGGCATACACCCAGTAGAAGATAGACAAAATAATAAGGCCAAGGCATTAGAAGAAGGAAAAAATACATTCAACGCTATTGCAGCCGAATTTAAAGAAAAACGTATGACGTTGAAGTCTGAAATTTATCAAGAGAAGTTCGATACTGCTTTAGAAAAAGATATATGCCCAGTTATTGGCAAAAAAAATATTAAAGATGTGACTGCGGCTGACGTATTGAAGATTTTAAATAATACGATTAATCGTGTTACTAAAGAAACCAATGGAAAAATGACAGGTGAATCTGCCGCTTTACAAAATCGAAGATTCATTGGTGCTGTAACTCGTTATGCAATTGCTACTTTAAGGCTTGAGAACGACCCTACTTATGCTGTACGTGATGTGATCAAGCGCCCTCGTGTAAAACATGCAAGAGCCTTAACTAAAGAAGAAAGAAAAAAGGCAAGAACTCAATTGCCTAAATACAATGGAACAGAGACTGTTAAGAATGCTGGCTTCATTCTCTTATATACAATGCTTCGGGCAATTGAAATTAGAAAGATGCAATGGAAATGGGTCGAGTTTGATACACGACTTATTAGATTTCCAGAAGAGGCAATGAAAAAATCCAGAATCCATATTCTCCCTATATCTGACCAAGTATATGAAGTACTTAAGCGTCAATATACAATCTCTGGTGATAGCGAATTAGTTTTCCCTGCTATTTTCAGTAAGAAAAATGATGGCATGTTAGCTAAAGAAACGCTTAACAGTATGCTTGAATATATTGGCTTAAAAGGCGTTACCACTCATGATTTTAGAGCTACAGCTTCTACCCTACTATATGAAAAGGGCTATGAGGAAGCTTGGGTAGAAAAACAGCTTGCTCATGCTGAATCTAACAAGACAAAAGCATCGTACGACCATTCGCAGCACTTAGAGGCTAGACGAAAAATGATGCAAGACTGGGCTGATATTGTGGATAGCTGGAAAGACTAAAAACTTTGCTTCATATCAAAGGTCCATCTTTTACCGTTGTAAGTCACGGTGCCATCCAAATTAATCGGCAACTCTTTTAATGAGTAGTCATAGATTTTAAGTACATTCCCGTTCTTATCTAAGTCAGCGGGTAGATTGCAAGTATTCTCCATCCTGCCCGCTTCCGAAACCATGATCATGACTTGCATTTTATTACCATAAATAACTTGACATTTTTAAAAACAACACAAATCTAATGAAAAATATTGTTATAAAAACCATTGCCCTGTGTTCCACACTAGTTATAATAGAAATCCATACAGTTATCCACAAGGAAACTATAGGAGTACCTATGAAAAAAACTACAAATATTATATTACCAACCTATCCAGCAATGAATGAAGGTTGGGATTTCTAGAATCCTTAACCACAAAAAACCACTCTAATATAGAGTGGTTTTTTGTTTTTATATATACTTGGTTTTATTTTAATTTCTTAAGTAAAACATGGCACAAGTACAAGACCCAACATTCTGGGGCGGCAACATTGCATTTTGGATTCAAACTTTAGTATTTTTTATTAGTGCGCTTATTGCTATATATACTCTTAGGAGAAATGAAGCTCAAGCAAAGAAACGTGCAACTGTAGACTTAGTTCTGTCAGAAACTCAGGATATGTACTTCCGCGATATTAAAGAAAAGTTTGGGAAATATAAGAAACAAGGAATGAACTTTACCAAACTTGCTTGTGAGGAACTTGCAGATAATCCAGAAGAGAATGACGTCATTATGACAATTCTGAATCACTATGAATTCATTGCGTCTGGAATCTTTGAAAAGGCATTGGACGAAGAAATTTATAAAAGAATGAAGAAAGGGATCCTTGTTAGAGATTGGAAAACATTAGAGCCTTATGTAATGGAGTTAAGGCGTAAAGAGAATAGAAAAGCTATCTATGCAGAGACCCAGCGATTGGCAGAAAAATGGGAAAAGGATAAAGGTTCTTCATCAAAGTTTTGGCAAAGATAAGTAGGTGTCTTAAAACTTATATCTTTTACTTAAAGCCCTACTCAAAGGGCTTTTACACAAATCCCAACATTTACAGACGTGTTAATTGTGTGAGCTGTGCAACCTGAGAAGATTAAGCACAGCAATGTGATGATCGATGCAACTTTGGTACGTTTGCACATATAAGTTACTTCTTTAAAAAGAGTGCTCGTTCTGCTTCTCGTCGACGAACTAGACCTTTCATAACTTTACCGCCTGCTTTGTTCCAGACAAGGAATTGGTCAGCAGCGCCTTGATAATCACCTTTGTTGAGTTTCTTTAACAAAGTCGAATTCTTAAATGCACCTGAGCCAATGTTGTAAGTCAGCGATACCAAAGCATCAAACTGGTTTTGACTTAAAGGCACTATCACAGATTCATTTACAGTCTTTTCAAATTTGGCCAAGTCGTGTTTGAAGTAGGCTTTAGCTTGCTCAGGTGTACAAGTATCCCCTTTTTTTACCTTCACGCCATTAGGATAAACTGTTGTGCCAGTGCCAATGGTCCAAACCCCTACACCATCATCGTAAGCATTGAATCTTGTGCCTTCAAAACCAGAAATTAGGTCAACGCCAACATCACTTGTCGTTTTCCCACTTGGTGCAAGTTTATCGACCACTTTATTCAGGTCATCGACTTGGGATTGTGTAAGCTTCCCGCCTGCAATGACACGGGCAGCATCAAAGAAGTTTTTAACTGTCATGGCTCACCGCCTGTAATATCATTCTTAGCCTTCTTAATTTCTTTGATCACTTCGACAATGGTCTTGCCTTCTTGTTTATCAATAAAATTAAAAACCCACCTGATCAAAGCCCAGCCCGGCAAGCCGCAGACAAAGAAAAGTCCGCCTATGGCGAACCATCCCCATGTGTCAGTTGCCCAAGCATGCAAACTAAACTTCATAATAATTAGCGAACCGCCAGCAAGACTTGATACAACAGTACAAATTAAACCTACCGCCCATTCTTGAGGCGATCGTGGCATGCGGGTCATCAAGACAACTGCTGCAACCAAAGCAACTGCTAAAGTCACCATGATTGCCACCCCATAAAACTTTAAAATCGCAGCAAAGCCACTTGTGGAAACTGGTTCCATTTATATCTCCAGATTATTTCGGCAATAAAAAAGCCCTAAGCTATTGAAGCAAAGGGCTTGTGGTGGTTTGGTGGGTAAGTTAGTTGCTTATAATCTAAATTACACCTTCATATTCTTTTGTTTGGGTAAGTATTCCCATTTTTTATACCTATATACAAACATATAAAAGGTAAGAAATAGGATACTTACATTAAATGCAGCGTTATAATTTGCACTTAGATAAATAGCAAAAGCAGAACTATATGAAAAGAACATTAGATCCATTACTACCAATGGAAGCCTAAATACCGTACATCGGCGGCTATTCTTATGTTCTAAATAGAGCATAATAGCCATGGTTATTGCAAATACTAAGGGCAGTGTAATTCCAAATAGCAGCTTGGATTGCTCAATCATTTTGAAATATCAAATTAAAGTTTTATATACCATTATCTAATATTTTAAATTAATATTGCAATCCAATTTTATAACACTAATCGATTGTAATATTTGGAAAAATACCTTTTAAATATGCCAGAAGATCAGATACCTCTGTTGAAGATAGCTTCTTATTGAACACCATTGCTGCATAAGTTTCCGCTGTACCTACCAGCGTGGTACTGGTGACACCCCAGCCACCAATACGCAACAAAGCAGTATCATTAAGGTTGCCCGTATGTGAAGCTACTTCTTCTGTAGCTACGCCACCTGTAGATGCATAAAGGCTATTACTAGAGGAACCCAAACATCCTGCAACAAAATGGATCTTTGTTAAGTCTGGCGATTTTGTTGATTGAGGCTTAGATGCACTATCTAACTGAATTAATGGTTTTCCACCAAATACTGCAATCCCTTCATTAGTTGTGGTTGTGGCATCGTAGTTCAAAGAACCCAATAGAATCGCACTTGAAGAGTATTTCGATACAACAACAAAAGTTTTCTCGCCTGAAATAGATATATCAGTGATAAAGCCATTTGCTTTGTTTGTTGCGATCTTTCCATTTGATACAACTGGAGACCCAACAAGAGTGCCAGAAACGCCTGTAATACGGTTTTTTATTGATTCCTGTAGGGTTCCACCAAATAACCAATAACCTATTAAATTATCCCCACCAGGAATTAAATTTCCGATATTTTTCGTAAATGTTGCATCTGGAACAACAATATTAAAACCCATGTTAAAACCCTCAATTAATTACATATTCAAAAATAGGACACCAGTTATGCAACGGTTTATTAATTCCTTCCGGATCAAAAACTAGATCGTTGCCTTGTGAATCACGCAAATTTCCACGCGGACCTGTTGAGCGGTTAGGTTGAGCAGAAGGTATCCACGCATATCGAAGTTTTGCACCCGCAGGGATTGGATCTACAGTGACAATTTTCACCGTATCCCCTTGTGTAATAGCAACTGAACTAATAGATAATGGATTATTTGAACTATCAACAAGGCTGAAACCGTAGTTTGTATTTAGTGCAATATGCAATGTGTCAAAAACAAGCGGCTGCACTGGCACATGAAATTTAACTTCAAGAATGCGCCCTTGCTTCACATGAGAGATCGGATGCACCGGCTTCCAGTCTTCACCGTCAACTAATACCCTCTTATGGACAAGCCCAATATATGCACCCATCCATTTGCTTGAAACACCATTAATGTGATATCCATCTGCATAGTCAAAGATGTATAAGGGACAAGCTAAATAGACATTGGAGCTTGCTTCAGTTGCAGCTTGGTAGATTGCCAATTCAATATGCGGTTCAGTGCGACCAGAGGTTTTAAAAGAGCATAGTTGAGTTGTGATTAAACCATCTAAAGCTAGGTTTGAATTAAGTGTTTTTAAGTGAGCATCAACAAGCCCGATGAGGTTTTGCAACCCGTCTTTATACTGCTGGATTGTCGTTCCGACACCCGGCTTATTATCCTCTTCACCCTGTACCCATCCCATCAACGGCATACCGTAAGTCAAACCCTGTGCTTGAGCTAAGTTAAAAGCGTTGGTGATTGCGGGTTTAAGGTTATTATTCAGATAAGTTGTTGAAAGTGATGCAAGCGACATACCACCTTCACCACATGCTGAACCAAGTAATTGATACTTTTGTTGTGTATATTCGATGCCATTTTCATCGTTAATTAATTGCTTGACACAATCAGTTGCACCCCCACAAGGAGTTTCATAGCCGACATAGCCACTGATATCTTTAGCCTCAACTAGCGGAATGAAAGATCCAAAGAAGTTAGGAACGTTATAAGATGGATGCTGTGGACGAATCCCTCCAACAAACATTATATTGTCAAACTTCTGTGTAGTCGTTTGAATTGGGGATGAATAAGCACCCTGACTTAGTGATTGTCCGAAAATTTCAAAGTGCACAATGTTATAAGCATAATGCCCAGTCTTACGGACTCGACCAACAATCGAATTAATATCTTTACCATCTACTTTTAGTTCTTTGGTTTCAATGGAGGCTGCTACAGTTGTTCCATCTGGCTTTATGGCTAAAGCATACTTGCCATTTTTATCAGCTATGGAAAAAGGTAAATCATCTTCTTCAATCTTTGATCCAGCAACGCTCAATACATCTGTATCAACTTCTGCCGCCTTAGCTGTACCATCTTCTAGAATGGCAAAAGCAGTTCGTCCTGAACCATCTGAAACGGAAAAAGGATATTCTTGCTCAAGCACATCATCTAGCTTTTTGGTTTTCTGGTCTGTGTAGTCCTTGCTCTCCTTAATAAAATTGCGCCCTGTCGGTTCCCATTTTGGTGCTGGTGTTGCAGCAGGATTCCATCGGTATTCATCACCTGTTGCGTCCACTCGTGCCACTTGATGATTATATGTAGGGGTAATAGCTTGCAAAGCTGTAAGTGTAGGAGCAGATATATATCCTCCAACATTCTCAATTTTATGAATAGCAGCTGGCAGTGTTGGGTATGGTGCACCTAAACGAGGTGTGACAATACCAGTTTCATTACCATTGACACACTCACCTAAGTCTTTTGCATCAACCTTTGCTTCTTCAAGTTCCACCCTAGTAATGATATCGGACATTACTTTTCTCCAAGCATAAAAAAAGCCCCGATAAAGGGGCTTGGATTTCTGTTAATTAATTAAATAAAGTCATGGTCACGCTCATAGAATCGGGCATCGTAATTTGAAGCCTTAAGCGTATTAGTCATTTGAGTTTGTGGGGTAAGTTCTTCAAGCATGAATGCCTGCGCTTCGGTTTGATCAGCACGAACTAATGTGTAGAGAGTTTTCACGTACCGATCTTCGCTTACAACAAGTGGCTGTACTGGTGGACGGCTAAGCACTACATGGTATTTATCAACACCTGCCATACATGGCACTACGTCAACCGTGGCATCAGACATTTGAAGATAAATGTAGTAATCATGACCTACTTCAAAAGTGCATGGCTGTGAAGTTTTAATTATCAAGCCATCCACTGACTCAATCTCACCATCTTGAGTGTCTACAACTGTGTTGTCAGCATTGAGGATTCGGTCATTACGAATCAACAATTCAGACTCGTCTAAAACTTCAACCTCACAGGACATGTATTTGTAGCGAAGCTTATTCCATTCACGCCAAGCTCTTACTTTTGCTTGCGCTTCATTACGAATGCCTGTTGTTGTGATCTTCAAAGGATTCTTAGGCGTGATGTCTTCAGGAATGATGTACTTCACACGTGCATCGTCGACATCAGAAGTGTATTCAAGCTCTACCCCGTCATAGTCTTTCTGCACACCGAATGTATAAGAGCGCTTTTCAGTTAAAGGCACTTTATTTCGGTGATTGAAGAGTAAGACAGCATTCTCTTGCGGTTGCTCAAACTTGAGACGGGTTAGACTTCCGAACCGGTACGGCTCGCAGAATGCTGAACTCGCCACCATCCCCGCAATTTCTTCAAAGCTTAGATTGTCGTCGTCAATGGTGTAATTGAATTCAGACATAAGTTCTGAGCCGAAATAAGCATTAACTTTGGCAATCTCAGCATTGATTTGAGCAATGTCTACCTCTGCACTAGTTCGACGCCCAATATACTCATCTAAAGCCAGATTAATAAGTGCTTGCCCTGCTGAGCGTGTAACCTGTAAAGGACCAGTACCATCAAGTGGAAGCTTGCGATTCACTAAACAGTTCAGCTTGCGCTCTTTGATGCTTAGCGCACCATCTGTAGCTACAGTTCGAGAACGCAATACAGTCACATTGTTGTAAATGTCTTTATCCGAGATAGAAAACCCAAACACATCTTTAATTTTGACATCTGCACGTGCATTTGAATCATCATTTGTCAAACGTGCAACACGGAATCGGAATGAGCCAGTAAACGGAAAATCAACGGTGACCGACTTACCAAACTGCGTGAGCTTCCTATCAAAAATATAGAACTCATTTGAATAAATCGCTCCGAACGGTACGTTATTATTGTCGATCTGCTGATATTCAATTTTGATGCGGCTTGGGTGAGCATCTTGCCGACCAGAACGTGACTGCCAATACAAACCTTGCGGATACACAAGATTGTAAAACAGGCCAGTGGCATCATTTTTGGCAATATTAAACCACCCCACCCACTTGTCAGTTGAACCATCTAAACGCACTAAAACGTCTTGGCCAGTGGTGTTTTGGTTTGGCAGCGTTGATAGCTTGTCCCATTCATTATTTACAGATGATGGTGGTGCAAGCGTGATCGTATCTGCTGTAATTGTCGCAATCGTATAAGAACCATCAAGATTAATACCTTGAGTGTTTTTATTTAAAAGTGCTCCAGATGTAAGCGTATAGTCATCATTCACATACTGCCAATTTGAGTTCACTGTGTTTGGGTTTGACAAAACAATCTCATAATGAAAACCACCTGAAATGGCAGTTTTAGTAATGCCTGAAATGACATACTGACCAGACAAGTCTCGCTTGGTCACAGTTGTTTCTGGCGGATCACCCGAAGTTGTAGAGATATCAACAAGCGCCCCTGTTAGTAACAAACCTTTGAATGTGTTCTCATTGGCAATATTGGTTGTAGATTCAATGATGACTGAACCCGAACTTGTCACCATGATTTCGCCTGATAGCATCACATCAAGCACACCATATCTAGCATTATAAATGGCAACAATATCGTTAGTAGTAAACAATGTAGTGAAATCAATTGTTGAACCAGATGTCTTAATTAGATTTGGGTATTGAAAGTAAATCAGGCTTGACTCAATTTTTTGATCATTTGGGTATTGCAGAGTTTGGCCATTGATTGCGCTTGATTTGATTACAGATAATGGTGGCTCGGTGAAAGCCTCTCCAACTTGATATGTTGGAATTCCATTCACAATGGATACACCTGGATCATAAATTGAGACGCTGACCCCATCAATTCCTGAAACTTCAGTTGTGCCATCTCGACAATCTTTAATTTGATAGTAACCTCGACCAATCACCATCAAGCAGTATTCAATTTCCTTTCCTGTTGCATCGTCAAAATAAGTATATGGCTGAGCAATTAAATCCGGATAAGAACGGACTCGACCGAAGATATCAGGAATACGTCCATTTAATCGAGCTTGATTAGAGCGTTGTGCTAATTCGTTATTTGAAGAACCTGCAACTGGAGCCTGAGGCTTTGGCATGGTTAAAACAGTGTAAATACTGTATGCCGCCATAATGGCTACGATTGCATAATAGACGAACTGCAACCATGCTGGCTCAATCACTACATAAAATGTGCCTTCCAAGGTCTGTATATGCTCAATCTGCGCATTAATTCTTTTTGGATGGTTAGGAGTGACATCACAACTTTCTGCAATCTGGTTGTGGTAAATCTTTGCGTTTTCAGGCCACACATCAAACTGTTGGTAGATATATGCTAAAACATCCTCCACATCAGCTTCTGACCATGTAGACCGATCATAAACATCAGGAACGATGATGACTTTTTTCAAACTCATTTATAAAACCTCGTTTCCCGAAAGTTCATGGAAATAATTTCAAGTGGAACGTACTGCACACCACGACCAGTTAAGTGCAAAACCTTATCGCAATAAAAAAGCCCAACATGTGTTGAGCTTCTTTTGCCATTCGTAAAAAATACAATGCATGGGGAAATGGGTTCCTTTAACTTTTTGAAGCTACCCTTTCCATTTAAAAATCGCTCTAGTCGTTTTTTAAGATCTCGACCTGTAACTTCCTTCCATGCTTCACATAAGAACTCATTGCAGGTGTAGTCTTTCGTCCAGATTCGGTTATGGAGATGGTCTAGGTTCATATCATGCCCCGCAACAGTGGGAATCGCTCAAGAGAGTAAATCTCACCAGTCTTTACGCTATTAAGTTCAGGTGCTTGCGCATCAAAGGTGCAGTTACCAGAGCCATCTTTAGATAGAGTGGCAACCTCTAATGTCTGCAAAGATACCATTGGGGCAGTTAGATCATCATCTCGATATAACCGCCATTTAACGGATGGTCTAACTTTCCAGTTGGCGCCTAACCGAGCAGATACGACCGATTTAATTAGTTCATCGTCAACATCGGCAATGGTTAGGCTAAGCTTCTGGTCAAGGTCGTTTGTGACTGTAGAGCGTTGAATTGACATAGGTTGATATTCATATGAAACATCTGGACCTGATGCCTCATGCTTTACAGTCACACCTTCAGTATCATTTTTGACGAAGCGGAAAGGCTCAGTAAAGTCAGGATGAGAAATCTCAACACATTCTAACGGCACCACACCACTGCTTGAGTTTAGAAAGAAGGATGTATAGTCAGGCATCTAAATACCCTCCATCGCTCTTGGCAGATCGTCATTCACCAGTTCTTCGAGTGGATTTACCCAGTCCCAAATACCGTCGTTACCAATCTCAACAATTAAGTCGTCCATAGCTTCATCTTCTGGCTGCGGCTTAACTTCAAATTGAGCAGTTACAGTAAAGATCTTTCCTTCTTTTGCAGACAATGTCGGACTTTCAACGAAATAACATTGGTAGTCCTGTGGTATACCATCATCAATGATCAGGCGAGCTATGAATGGCTGGCTTGGTGTACGTCGCCATACCCGATAAAAGGCCATCAAATACTGATAGCCTCCTTCGCCCACAACCCACTGAACGTTAGCAGTATGAGATACGTTCTTTAGAGATCGACGGTAGCGACTAGCACCACCATCTAACTTTTGAGAAATAACCCCATCACCAACCTTTGCCGTGTAACCACTTTGCGTTACGCAGTATTTCAGCCTGTTCATGCTCATCTTCTCCGTTGCGCATTGTAGTTTTGCTGCATAGTTTTAGAGATGCGACTATTAGGATTAGCCAATTGAGTAGCCACAGTTTGCTCAGCGACCTGCTGAATACGAATATCCAATGAACCATCATCATTTTGCGTTGCTGTTGCTGTCTGCCCCGGCAATGTGTAGACGTTGACAGTTGGGTTTCTTGAACCGCCCTCATTAATGAAATTAGTGAAAGCTTGGTTATCTTGAGGGTTAAGTACACGTTCTCCTTTATTTAGAAGCCATGTGCCTTCCTCTGGAACACTCGCAATACCATCATGCGCCATGCCGGTTAAACCAATTGCTTTAATATTGCCAATAATGCTTGCCGTTTCTGCGGCAACAGTTGCAGCAGCAGCCAAGTTTGCAGGAAAAGGTAAGCTCATTGCATTTGCAATGCCCTGCTGAATTGCAATCATTGACTGGGCGATGGCAAAACCCTTTTGAATAGCAAACATTGCTTTATATGCAGCCGACTGCTCCCCAAATACAGTTTTCATCGTATCTGCGGTTGATTCAGCTATTGATTCACCATACATAAAATGTAGACTTAATCTATCTTGAAGATATTTTTTTTCAGCAGCTAAGTTAGCTGCTCTAGCCTCATCTTCTGTAATGTTGTTCCACTTCAATGCATCCGCAATTACTTTCCTTCTATCCTCTAACTCTTTATCTAGATTGAAGTACTCCTCAGAACCATTAAGTGAAGATGACATAGATTGGAAATTCACATATGCATTTCTTCTACGGTCTTCATACTCATTATCTTCCGCTCTTGCTGATGCATTAAGTAGGCCAGCGCGTATCTTTGCATCACGAACTTTTTCAATCTCTTGTCGTTCAAGTTCATAACGTCTTGCGAGTGCTTTTGCTTCATCCATATAGCTTTCTTCAATCTGGAACAATTGTTGTTCCTGACTAAGCCTCAAAGATTTAAGCTCATCATCACGCTGCTCATCTAAGGACTTTTTGCGTAAAGCTCGCTCCTCCTTAGACATCCCAACTTTCGCATCGATACGGGCTTTTTCAATTTCAAAGGTTTTAGCTAATTTCTTTTCCTCAGACCAGTTCCAAGCATCTAAGTCTTGTTGATACTCAAGCAAATATACTTGCTTTCTGGCCGCACTGATTTGCTTAGCCTCTTCAATTAAACGTGATCTATCAGCTGATGGTAGTGATGCTTCGTTAAATCGTGCTAACTCTTTAGTTAGATCTGCTTCAATTCTTGTAAATTCAGTTCCATAGTCATATAGAACTTCTTTAGCTAATTTTGCCTGTTCTGCAATTTTACGATTTAACTCTTCTTGTGCTTTCGCTGCAGCCTTTGCTGCTTCAGCAACTTTGTTTTGCTTATCTAGCCAATCTTGTGCACCCTTTGTGGCAACAGTATTTGTCGTGTTGGCTTGATTTTGAAGCTCAGCTAATTTCGCAGTTGACTGTGATACCGTATCATCAAAAAGCTTACCCACTTTCGTTGAAAACTCTTCCATTACAGCTTCGTTGTCGCGATAAGCCATCTTGATATAACTATTCTCTGCGCCTGAAGTTGCTCCAGCAGTTATCAGTGTTTTGGCGAACTTAATCCCTGGCAACTTGCCTAACCAGCCGCTTTCTTCCGCAGCCTTATTAGTTAAATTATATGAATCCAAAGCTTGATTGGTGACACCTGCAATTCCATTAGCAACCATGTTAAGTGCCGCCCATACACCAAGTGCAATTGCAGCTACACCACGTAATGAATCTGCTAGTACTTTACCTGCATCAGCCATTCCCCGTGCTTTTTCATCGCCATCTAACATTGCTTCTGAAATATCAACTAGAGCAGGAATAACTTGGCTTAGTACTCGTTTCTTTAATCCTTCATATTGCATATCTAACATTTTTGTTTGGACTTGCAACTCCCTAGATGCTTTTAGGGTTTTCTCATCCATGATAATGCCAGCACGTTCAGCCGCTTCACCCCACAAGCGCATACCTTCTGCATTATTTTTTAATAATGGTAGTAGCAATGTAGAATCAGATGCCATACTTTCCATTAAGAATGACATTTGGTCTTGTGAAAGGTTAGCCTCCTCCATTTTCTTAACAAACAAGCCCATTGACTCAGGGCCTGAAAGTTTAGAAAGCTCTTTAGCCAACTTCATAGCGCCATCTGCGCCTTTCTCAGTTTTAACTGCCACTTGTTCCATGAAATCAACTAATGGACCAGATCCAGCAGTTAGAAAGTCACCAAAACGCTCATTCCAGTCTTTCATGATGTCACTGAGCTTTTCAGCCTCAATACCCATCATTTGGGCACCTACAGCCATTTTCTGAAACTCGGCAACTGACGTTTGGCTCAAATAAGCAAAGCGCTCTAATTCCGCATTATGCTTTGCCATTGTGTCAGCCATTGCAATTATGGCAGTTGTAGCACCAGCAACAGCTGTAGCAGCAATTGCACCATATGAAGCAATAAAGCCCTTCATCTTAGTTAGGCTACCCTTAAGTTGCCCTTCCGCTTGCTTTAATGGCTCGGTGAATTTGCCAAGTCGGACAAGTAAATCAAGAGTTAATGTTCCCAGTTTAGTCGCCATTACTTTTCTCCGGCCAATAAAAAACCGCCCGAAGGCGGCATGGTTTTACATACATTTATTTGAGATTTTCTATGCAATAGCTGAACTTCTCATTCTTAAAGTCCTCTACTGCATTTTTCTTTGACTGTTGGCTATTAAATCTAGGGGTTTTATAAGCCTCTTTTACCAAAGATTTCATTACTTTGTTTCGATCTACTGACCCGTAGTCCTTCATATATATTTCTGACATTGGTGCGCCTTCTTGCCTAGCTGTCATGACTGCCTCAGCTAATTTTTCAAGAGTTTTGCACGTTTCTTCATTCTGGCTTTTCGCCATAACCGTTTGTGATACAAACATTGATATTAGAATTAAGGATGCTGCATATCTCATATTAATCACGCTCAAGGTCTGGATTGATTTTAATTAGTTCATCATATACTAGTTCTGGACTGTCATATAAATCTGCCCAACTATGCCCTTCATCACGCAAATTGTTTACTGCTTTTTTTAGCTCTGTCTTTTTTGGCTTTTTAATCCAAAATTCTTCTAGGTTGTCTTTATCCGTCCAGAATTCATAAACACCCTCTTCAGCATTTAGTTCTTCTATTTCCGTTAAATGATCTATCCATTTTGCGTGAGCTTCTGGATTATTTACCTCAATGTCTTTAAGTAATTTATTCTTTACTCTATTAAAGTTTTTATAGGTTGTCTTTTCTGGAATATCTAATCCAGTAATCACAAAAAACTCTTTTTGCTCGGATGAGATTGTACAGGCATTTGCCAACTCTGCTGCTTTCTCCAGAGATTCTGTGGTAATAAGGTTTCGAATTAAATCTAAATCTTCAGGTAAATCCAATCGAACCCCATAACTACCTTCACTTGATTTATTTATCCATCCACCAATAACTATTGCATTTACTTGAAGTAGACATTCATTATTAAAGCCTAAATTTCCCAATATTTTAGATAATTCAGATGCAGTTTCCTTTGATAAATACCCAACTAATAATCCATTTATATAAACTTGGATTGCATTTTTATCGTATGGATTTGTAGGTTCTTGCTTAAGGATAGCTTGAACTACAGTTTGTTTTGATTTCTCGCTCTTCCCGCCTGCGATCTGCTTCAAATTATTTTGATAATTACTCTCTCCAACGACATCAAAATAATATTTCTTATGCCAAGCAAGATAATGGCTCGGTGGTAAGTTCAAACTAGTGTTTTGTCGAAATGGTTCAATTAGTTCTTTGGGATTCCCACTTGAAACCAATAAATTTTCCTGAGTTGAACCTTGCTTTTTGTTATTATTTACAAAATAAAAAACTATACCAATGATTGCTACAACTATTAATGCCGTCCACATAAACACCCCCTTATTTTTTAAGAGGATAGCACAGGGTGTAAAAAAACCGCTATCTCTAGCGGTTCTTGATCCTTAACTACGTTAAGCAACTTTACTTAAAGGCTTATCCAAGCGTTCTTTCATTTGAGACATTGGTGCAACTGTATAGTTCATTGATTGAAGTGCTTTTACAGCTACTGCCTCAATTAACTGTTCGCACTTAACTTTATCAAATTTGACTTGGGCTTGTTGCGTTAAATTAATTACATTACTCATAGCGGATCCTTTAACTTAATTCTAGTTCTTAAAACGGAAGGCCAACCACCGTGGCCCCTCGAATTGAACTGATAAATTAAGTTCATCTAAAGCCTGCGAAGCAGCGGTTAAGCCTACATGCAGTTGTGTTAAGTATTCTAATGTTGAATCATTACGCGCATAAACTTTAGTACAACCAGAGTTTGCGCTTTCTGCTAAGAAAGTAGCTACACATGAAGCCAATACTTTAGCATTGAAGACATCATAATCTTCTTTTGATAATTGCTCAATAGAAGGACAAAGATCAATTGACATTAGTTTTAATGTAATTTCGTTACCAACTTTAACCTTAATTACTTCAACTAAAGCAATAATTTTGCCCGCATCGTCTTGCATACCAAAGAATGTAGACTGATTAATGCGTTCAGAATAATTACCAAAAAGATTGCTAGAAATAATTTGTGCAAAATTACTTTTTAATAAAAATAATCGCTCAGAGTCGAAGCTAGAATCTTCAGCTTCTTTTAGCCACTGATCTTGCAGATGACAAAGTAATGGTTCAGTTAATGTAATTTTGTTCAATGAAGTGCACCCTTATTATTTCCCATAAAGTATTTAATGCCTTAAATTTATATTTCAAGGCATGCTAATAATATTAAAGGAATATGTTTATTTCACCACATTAGATTTTAAGAAGCTTTCCAAATCCTGTGGCTCAGGTTTGCTTTCATGAGGCATGTAATTTAGAGCATCAATCTTGGTGCCTTTTTTAACTTTAGAAGATATATAAAGTGCAAATAGGTTGCCAATTGCTTGCTCTATTCGTCGGCCAACAAATAAAGATCCACGTTTCTGGCGGTATGCCCACCAGATGTGGAATTCTTCGTTAGTTATTTTTTGCTTCGCTTCTGCGATGGTGCTTCCACCGATTCCGCAACTGACGAGTTCGCACCAGAATTCATTCCGCTTGAGCTCTTCTTCATCAACTTTCCCATGAAGTTGTTCACTTCATCTGAGACAGCATAAAAAGCATTGCAAACCGAAACATCGCAATCTAGCACTTCATCAATTGATTTGAAGAATGGTGAACCTTTTGCATCTTCGCAAATTGACCCAAGGATGCGCGCAGCTTGTAATCGGATGCCATCAATGCTTTCAAGCTTAGAATTTTCCAAGTCTTTAGGATCGAACTTCCATTTATAAGCCTTTAAAATCTGCTCTTGGTCTTTGAATGAAAGCTTACGAACGAAAACTTGAGCTTCGTAGTCTTCCCCATTTAAAGAAAAATGCACCGTCTTTTCGACTGGTGCACCTTGAGAAAGACTAACTTTTTTCAGATTAGCTACTGATAACTTTTTCATCTTTCACCTTAAGCCTTAGGAATTAATTTAACGCCTGTACTGCGCTGCATTGTAATTTGATAACTAACCAATGCATCCGCTTCAAATGTAGGAGTAGATGGAGCAAGAGTTGCTTGGAAAGTCCAGAAAGTACGTGTGGTCGGAAGTGTAACCGTGCCTGTTGTTACAGTTGGCTCGCCTGTGCCATCACTACCACCCAAATAAATTGTAATTGGTGTGCGGTCTTCAGCAAGTTCAATAATTTTTAAATGGGTTGCATTTTCTGGATCTAGATTAAAAGTGATTGAGCCATCACCCGGGTCATTCAAACCTGTTAAATAACCTTTAGAATCTGTTTCTTCTAAACAAGTATTTTCGATCTTACTAGTGCTATCACTTCCAAGATCAATACCATTAATACAAACGGCTTTGGTAATGGCTGTGCCATCAAAAATAAATACGTTTGTGCCTTGTACGCGCATAACTGCCATGAGTAGCTACTCCTCAAATTTTAGGCAATAAAAAACCGCCTTTCGGCGGTGTGGATTTGGATTGTTGAGTGATTTAGCGGTCTAAAAACCAATTGGCATCAAAGCCACGGGAAAATAGCTTCGTGTCTTGCTCATAGTTATTGATGCTTGGATTTAGAACATAACTTTGTGGTTCTAAGGCTTTGCGGATCGCCTCTCTAGCTTCATAAGCTCGCTTTTGCTGTGTGTCGTAGACAATGATTTGATACATGACATGATCAACATGTGCAGGGCAATCTAGGTTATTTTCAGCATTGCCGCCTACTGTTTGCCATACTGCATAAGGCGTAGGCGTATCAAGAGGCGCTAAATCCTCATAAACACGTAAATCTGTGCCTAAAATAGCCTTTACCGCAGCATCAGCATTGAGAGTTCGATAAATTGGAAGAAAGCTCATAGTTTTGCTATTTCCTTGTCTAGTTCAGCACTGAAAGACTGACTGAAGGTATCAGTTACCTTTTGCACATTGTTTGCTAGGGCTGGGCGCATAAATGGTATTGCGGGTATTTCTGAGGTCCCGTATTCAAGAAAGCGCCAGTATCTGGTGTCGCCACCGCTTGTATTTGGTGGTGTTGGATTTGAGTAAGATGCCCCACCACGAACACCTACCCGCATTTGCACTAAATCAAGTGATTTAGTTTTACCTGCTGATACCGAAATGTTGCGCCAGATCTTTTCAGACGTTTCAGGGTCATCTATGGCCTTTGCATTTTGTCTTGCTGCATCACGGACAACGTTCATGCCTTTGCGGGCTGCTCTCATAGCTGCATTGCGAATTTTCCGTTTATCTTTTAAGACACCCATCTTACGCAAGACTTCATCTAGCCCTTCGATTTTTACGTCTACGTCGGCCATGAACACCTCTACTTAGGTTTCTCTAAACCTTGTCCTAGCAAGAAAGTACAGTAAGTGTATGAGTCTTCATTATCATCTAAGGCTTGACTTTTGATTGAGAAAATTCGCCCTTTCCAAATGACTTGCATCTTCGTCGTAATGTCTTCTCGATAGCGGATTTTCATTCGTGCAACTACTTCAGATTGGTCTGCTTGTGCCGCAATTAAATCTTTGGCAGATAAGGGAGTGACCTTAGCCCAAAGCTTTTTGTATTCAGACCAGCCACCTTCAATTGGGAAGCCGTCTTCGTCACGGCCCGGCTCTGTGTATGCTTGGATGGTTACCCGATGGCGCAATTCACCTGCGTTTTGTCCCATAAATACCTCACACAGCCGTAGGCGTTCGATAAGTAAATAGAAGAGATTGCACCGGCTGTGGCATAAAATTGCCATTTACAGGTGCATCTGATTCGGCGTTACGGTGTTTGTCGTAATATCCAACAAAGACCAGAACGGCTAAACGGAACTCTTCTGGATATGGCTCAACATGGTGAATCACATCCGTATAGCGTAAAACGGCCGATTCAGCCGCTTTTCTATAGATTTCCAAGTTAGTGTCATTTGAATCATCGTCATAGCGAAGGTGTTCTTTGACTTCTGCAAGAGTAACTATGCTCATTCTGTCCACTCCTTCGCGCACAACTTAAAGTTTTTATGATCAAATTCGCCTAAATGGTCGTTTTCACAGTGCCATAGTGAGCCATTTTTAGTGATGAACTGTCCTTTTTCATACTTAACATCGTCCTTGAAGATGCCTTTATAGAGCGATTTAAGAGAGTTTTCACCTTCTGGCTGTTCTGCATCGGGTTTCGGTGTTTCCGCAGACTGTGAAGCGCTAGATGAAGGATTAAATGGGTCATCTTTAGCATCACGCTTAGCAAGCGCTTCAAGTGAGAAGTTTTGCTGTTGCATGTAAACCGTATCCCCACCCTCTAAAGGTAATCTACCAATTCGTGCACGGCCTTCATTCGGTGTTAGTAATGATCCTTTGACATCTTCGCGAACCATGTTGTGATAGCGTTCAGAATCCATGCGAATAAGCATGTCGATATCAAGGAAAGACTCAACTTTGAATGCCGGTAAGTCTAAACCTTCATCCAATAAGTTTTCCCGTGCTTCGATGAGAGCTTGAAGACAGTCAGAGTAATAAATCCCGTTTGCCTTCTCTGAATCGTCTGGAACAGTGCCAATGCCAATCTTGAAAGGTGGCACATTAAAGACACTACAAACCACACGGCCTGACATTTCCAATAACTCAATCATTTGGGAGTCAGCAGCGCTCATACCTAGAGCGGTATAAGTCATGCCATCGCCAATGACAGCAGTCTTGCCGAAATTCGCGCCAGAATAATTCGTGTTCCAACGTGCTTGGATTTCTTCGGCCTTTTCTTTCGTTATCGATCCGGGAGCAACTAAGATTCCACCCGGTCTGCTTCCGTTTCCGAAGAAGTTTGCGGCGTTCTTGATAATCTTTACACCCATTCCCGCAGCTACACCACAAGCCATAATTGGTGATAAACCAACAAGTGGATGATAAAAAGCATTAATGCGGTCATGGATGATTTCAGACGCTGGTACAATAAAATCCTCAGTCTGAGTCAGACGATCAGATTTGAACTGATAAAACACATTGCCGTAATCATCAACCAAAGGGCAAACAAGATCAGGGTTAAGCACCACCATTCGGTAGACTTCACCAAAAACATCACGCAACTTCCATACATAGGTATTACCACGCAGCAATAGGCTTGAGGTCCATTGCTCTTGGAATTGCTGCCAAGTCTGATAATTATTCGGCTTCTTTAAAACTCGCAGTTTTTCAGGGATGTCTACATTGACCAACACCCCTTTTTCCTTGCGCTTCAATAGAATTGGTAATTTACCAATGTCTTTAGAGATAAGGCTTACACAGGCGAATACAGCGTAAGATGCGACTAGATCATCACGTGTTAATTCATCGTTTTTCTGCCAAGCGCCTGAGTATGGCTCTTGCACGAATAGGCTATTCCAAGTCTGCCCAGCATTATGGACACTTTGAAAGCTCTTTTTACCTCTAAACCAGTCAAAAATGCCCATTTCTACCGCCTTATTCTTCAGTTTTTACGTCTTTTTTGGTGCGATTTGCAGCCTTTTTTGGTTCTTCATAAGGCTTTGCAACACCTGTTTTAATGAGGATATTTGCCGCAAAATCTTCGACTTCTTTCACTTCGCCTACTTCGGCATCGTGCATAACTTGTAAATATTCAATTTTCATAGCTGTTCCCATAGCTCAACAGTGAGTTTTCATTGTTCAGATATGAAAACAGCCCCAATTAAGGAGCTGTTTTGGATCGATATACCGATTAAGGCGTGTAATCAATGTATGCCGCTGCAATGGCGCGACGTTTTGCCCAAGTGATGAATTTCTCAACACGAATGGCAAATTTGTTTTCTTGCCATAAGTTGTGTGTTGTAGAGCCATCGACTAAGGTCGCTTGGTCGCTGTATGCAACGTCAACTCCACCATCTTGTGCAACAAGTAATTCACTCATTTTCACAAGGATTACTTTGTCGCCTACTGACTGAGATGTAACTACTGGGATTCCCAATAGTGTGCGAGCCGCACCTGCAAAGCTCATGCCATTGAAATAGGTATTACCAAGTGCGTCACGTAGCAAAGCGTATTGCATTGCACGTGTTTCGCTCATTAGGAAATAAGCATTATCAGTGGTTAAGTTTGCAGCAATGAATGTCTGAATTAATTTCAGCAGGTCAGCTTCAATTTGTGCTGCTGTGGTTCCTGATGGGGTAATAGCAGTAACGCCATTTAAGATACCAGCAGGGGTAGTATCACTTTGCGCTTGGGAACCCAAGAAAGTTGTATCAATGAGAGCTTTTGTCGCTTCAATTAAGTCATTTAACACAAGTTGGTCAATTGCTGGGTCAGCACGACGCAATAATTCTTGTGTGTAGACAGTAATTGCAGCAAGTTTATGTTCTTTGATTTCGATGTTATTGAAGGTTGGGTTTGTTAATGGTTTTTTAGCGCCTTCTCCAACCCATCCAGCAGTACCACCAGTCAACTGTCCATTAATTTTTACATTGAACGGCACTGAACGATAGCCTTGCAGCTTGTCAAAGATTGTTGCATTACGCAGCAATTCTAGGAAGTCACCTTTATATGTGTCTGTTTGCACTAAAGGAGCTGCAAAGCCTGGATCTGTAGTTGTACCTAAAGTGGCTTTTTCTACATATTGGATTACTGCTTCATCATAACCAAGAGCTTTTGCAGCATCAGCTACTGACATTAAATTACCCTGCTTCTGCTCATGACATGCAAGCATTTTTGCACGTGCAAACTGAGCAAATGGCATACCTTTCGGGAGATTCGATTTAACAACAATCTGCTCTGTAGGATTAGGATTTCCATTTGCTGCATTCTGTGCTTCTTGTGGGTTTTGCCCTGCAACTGGCGTTGCAGTAGTTGCAGCTTTTTCACCCTGTGCAATCATTTCTTTTACACGAGCAATGTTCTTTTCAAGAGTTGCAATTTCAGCATCAATGCCTTCAATTTGCTTCTCTTCTTCTTCATTAGGCGTTTGACCTGCATCAAGTGCCTTGGTCACAATACCCTGCTTTTCTGCATTTTTCTGTGCTAAAGCATCAAGAAGTTGTTTTAAATATTTATTCATAGAGATACTCCACCCTTTGTTGGGCTATTAAGTTTTACAATTACGTGTTTTTGCTCAGATGAATCGCCATCTGGAACGTTCTGAGGTTGTTTGCCCAACGCGGCTTTGTGTTCCTCAAATGCTTTTTCATAACTAATCCCTGCATCGCTATTGCAAGGCGTAGGCGTTAATGAAAGTTCATAAATCTCGTATTCGTTAAATTGAACCCCACCGCCTTTGATCATTTCGGCATCATCCCAATTTGGGATAAAACCTACAGACAGCCCACGGATTAGGTTGTACTTGACACTCTGGTATGCTTCTTCGACCCTTGATTTCAGATTCCCTTCTTCTGTTATTTCAGGAAAATAAATTTCTACTTCTACACCCTGTTGTGTGACTTTTGCAGAAGTAACCTGACCTACGGGCAACCGTGAATCGTGGTGCATAAGTAGTGGCATAGGTAATTGGAATTTCGCACCCGTTGAAATCAGAACATCCTTGGCGCGATCTTGATTTGGTGTAGTTGCTATACCCCGAAAGGTGCGCTTTTCCTCGCTCAACTCTTTTACTTCAAAGTTGTCGAACGACTTTATGTAGTTGGTCATACGACCTCCTTAAAATAAAAAGCCCACTCGATTGAGTGGGCTTGGTTATTTAAAATTAATTATGCGATTAGTTGTAGTTGGTCAGATTTATCAATGCTATCAAGCAACTTTAAAGTATCTTTAGGAATCTCTGAAAAACACTCATTTGCCCCTCCAAATTGAATATTTGGAGTGTATTTATAATCAACTAACAAGCGATGTAACTTCTTTTCAAGATCCCAAACAAATGAGGCGCTTTCACTGATAAATTTGATAACTTCATACGAGTAAGGCATATCATAACTAAAGCGTTTTTTAATTTTCTTTACTGTAATTCCTATTTTGTAAAAAACTTCGTTATTTGAGTAGCACTTAATAAGATACAAATTACTTTTCCCATCATGTCTTTCATCACACAGCTTTACATAATCAGATCTCTTCCAAAGAGATATTTCATTTTTACATTGTGGGCATCCAACTCCCATTAAGTGATCATTAGGGTTCTGCATAAATGATTTATGAAATTGACAAATAATCTTAACTTTAATCTTATTTCCACGATAATTAGTCAGATCATAGTTATACTTATCACCATGTAAAGCCTTGGCTTTCTCTATAAATTCAGATGTATTGCTACTTAATTTTTCTTTAATCTTGTCATTGCCACAATGGTAGCAGCCAAATCTATAGTGATCCTTTGCTTCTTGCTCAAATAAACCATGCTTTGGGCAGATAATTTTTACTTTATGTGCTCTACCTCTATATTCAACAAGAGAGTAATCATAAAAATTATTGTGAATAGTTGACACCCTGCTTATATATTCGTTTGTGGTTAATGGCATCTTACCTGCACAGGCCAAACACCCTTGGCCCTTTAAGTGTTGCCTACTTTCCTGAAAGAAAGGTCCATGAGTAGGACAAATAATCTTAACCTTCCCATGAGAGCCACAATAAACAACCTCAGAATAGTCATATTTATCAAAATGAATTTGCTTGGCCTTTTCTATGAATTGCCGAGTTGTCATTTTAAATTGCGTATTCTTTAATGCACCATTAGAATTGCTATCAGTCATAGTCGTTCCAGCTTAACGATTAATGATTAAAAGCCCATTAAGATTGCCGTCTTTTTGGGCTTTGTTTGTATAATAATTATACCACAAACAACAACCTACACGAAAAAAACACTATATTCTTTTTGTGCAGGCTCGGGATTCATACTCATTAGTGCTGTAGCATTTAGAGCAGCAATTAATGGATCGATTTTAGCTACACCACTCTCCTGCTTACTGACCATAATGCCATTACCCTTCATGACAATACGAGCATTTCCAACCACCCAAGTCATTAATCCTAGACCTTGGTGCCATAATTCACGACCAGCCAGCTTTCTTTCCAAAGTTTGAAGATAGCCAGCTAACTTGTATCCTTGAGGGATACCAATGATTTGTTCTTGCGGTATTCCCGCATCAAGCAGACCATCCAATAACCCACCTATCATTAGCGGATCAAGTCCAACTTTGTCCAGCTTTCCGCTATCAAAAACCTTTTTCGCAATTAATGAAATATCGGCAATATCATCACCTACTTTCTCATAAATCGTGAGGCTTCCTTCCCTTACAAAATCAAGCAACTTAGGAGCTTCAGACTTTCTCCGCTCTAGGACGATTTGGTGACACCATGCATGGACCCACAACATCCACTCTCTTGTGGTTTTATGCCTCCCCATGAGAGCAAACCCCAACAAATCATCTAATCCACCACCATCGCCAGCTAATTCCAATACATCAGACTGCTCGATGATTTCATCCAGAGTGATCTTTTTAGCCTGTTGATTCCAAAACTCAGCACCTGCCCAACGATTAGCACGAAGATTCATGCCGATTTCGATGTTTAAGTGTTTGGCCAAGAAGTCTCGAAGTGATTCCTCACCTGCATCTTTTACCTTCTTAAACTCTGAAATTAGATATTCAAGGTCAACCGATGCGCCCAAGTTTGGGTTTGTGATATAGAAGTTCTCAGGCTTTAAGTGCTCACCTGCTTCAACTAAATACTTTGGGAACTCATAGATAAGAGGCAAAAAGCTTTTATCTTCTTTTATTCCATCACGCACATCACGGGCATAGTCTAGAAGTTGTTTAAATACACCACATGGCACTTCATCCGACATGGTAGACAGATAAATCACGCAACCTTCTGGACGTGATGCTAAACCACCCTTTGCTTCACGGAACATTGATTCAGCGTTGGCACGTTTCCCGAATAGCCAGACCTCATCTATCAAAATGATTGAAGCTTTCTTACCTGCTGCTGCATTTGATTCTGCTGCGATAACTTTAAGCGTTGCACCTGTACCCAAATGTGTGACTGTCTTTGTGTGCTCAGATACATTGAATCGTTCACTTAATTCCTCATCGGCACGAATGAAATCTCGGATTGGATTAAAACTATTGTCCGCGACCTCTTTTGTGGGCGCCAACAGAATAAGCTCAGCCGACATACGATCATTAAGAATTAATGCAGTAAGCATGATGCCGGCGGCAATTGTAGACTTTGTATTCTTCTTTGAAATCAGAAGAAAGAACTCGCGTATTAATCTACGCTTAGTGCTTGGGTCATATGCGCCAAAGATTGCACGAACAAACTCGATTACCCATTCCAATGTGACATCGCCCATCTTAGGGCTACCCATCACATCAACAAGAATTAACTCTTTAAAGATACGCTCCGCTACGTCAGCCACTTTGGGGAATAATGGCTTACACGGCATTAACGATTGTTTAGAAACAATACGAGTCGCCCAGTCTGGGCAAGCTGTAGTCCAGATAGGTGACATTGAAGACATAATTTAGCTCATCAATTGATTATCTAAAGTTGCAAACTTTCCTGATTTACTACCTTCTCTTGCAGTTTCTGCTTTGGTTTCTTTCTTGCCCTTTTCGGCCACTTTTCCATGAACGTATGGAAGGGCTGCTTTCGCTGCATTGAAGCGCAAGAACATGTCATCACTTTTATTCATGACATCGATTAAAAATTGAAGTGGGTCATCCTTTGCATAGTCATCATCACTCAAAGGATTGTCATATTCACCACTATTTTCAGTTTTAACTTTTGGTTTTTCAGAAGTTAAAGTTCGGCCTTCTTTTTCAGCCTTTAACTTTTCAATGTAGACAATAATCTCAGAATTATTTCTTAATTTTGAACCCTGCTGTGAAGCAGTCTTTTCTTCGTAACCTGCTGAAATAGCAGCTTCTTTGTTTGTTGCACCATCAACAATGGCGCGAGCAAACTTTTTCATTTTCTCGGTTAATGCCATTGGATCACCTTTAACTTTTGCTTTAACTTTTAATGAAATGGGAAATTTTTTTATAAGTGAGAGGGCGGGCGGTCTAGAAAAATAAAAGATTTTTAAGAAAACCTTCCCCCCCACCTTTTCTCAAATTAATTGATTTTCTTCTTTTTGTTTAGTTGATGAGTGACATTTACTACATAGTGCCTGCCAGTTCATTTCATCCCAGAATATCTCCTGATCGCCTCTATGCGGGATAATATGGTCGACTACTGTGGCAACCTCAACCAAACCTTTTGCTTTGCAGTAAACACACAACGGATTAGATCTTAAAAAACGTTCTCTTGCTTTCTGCCATCTATACCCATATCCACGCTCAGTTGATGACTTATTGGAACGCCATGAACTATCAATCTTTTGTGGTGTTCTCTGTGCTTGCAGCCTCGGCTTGAGTGTTTGTAGTTTCATTTAGATATACACTCGCATTTACTCCATCATTACCCACGTCAATAAGAATAGATTTAATGTCCAATCCATTGCTGACATATGGCTTTGGATTAATTGAACCAATTCATACTCTAACGTCTTACGCTTAATACTTGGGGTGTTTAAAAGCAGGTGAAGGACCAATCTCTTTGTCTTCAAAGTCTGGTGTCAACCGGATAAGAACTTCTGCTACTTGGTCAACACCTACTGTAGTCTCAACAAAGCTAACACCGGCTAAGTAACTACCATCACTTAGCTTTACCTTTGTTCCTTTTGCAGACTTACCACCTGCATATTCAATATTCGCAACACTTAATTGCTTAGCCATGCTTCACCTCAATCCAACGTCTTATTGCCATATGCCACAACAGAGTCTTGCTCACTAAGCTGCATTAGCAACTCATTATTCTGTTCCAGTGCTGCCAGTATCACCTGATCCTTCTGTGCTAATTGCTGGATCAGTGTTGTGTTCTGCTCCACTATCTGAGTGAGCAGCTGTAGTATTTCTTTGTTTCCGCAACTGCAATCTTTCTTTGAACAGTTGGTATTGTTGTTTGATCCAGTCACGACGTTCCTCACATCCTTTACAGGCCATATATGCCTCTACTCAATCACATATTTAAGATCATCTGGACATGTGAGCTTCACACCATCCTTTAGACAAAATATTTCGATATCATTTAAGAACTCTTTCATCTGTTTTGTTGTCGCTTCTGTAATACTGATTCTATTAGCAACAAACTGTCGTAAGGCTTCATATTGGCTTGCACCAGTCTTTTTAAGCTCCTTCATTGTTCTAAAGGTTTCTGGATACTCACCAACATTGTCCCGGTTATAAATTACCGAAAGATATTTGTATTTAAAAAATGATGAGGCCTCTTCTTTATCCAGTCCTCTATGATTCCCGTATTCCTTCATCCATAGCCAATATAATCTTCGCTGTGCTGCCGAAAGGCTTTCTTGCTTACATGTGATAGTAACAACCAAAGGCTTACCTTCACTCGCTGCCTTTGCATGATTTACATTAAGAAAGTTAGTAACTGGTGAGATGTCGCAATGGTTCTTAATAACTTGTCGGAATTCCATTTTGACCTCGCAATAAAAAACCACCCGAGGGTGGCTTGATTAATCTATTCAACTTTCATGATGTAATAAGCGCAATGACTGAAAGTAGAGTCATGATCATGTCTTAAAGCTTTAGCCTCTTTCTCTACTTCTGCTCTTGTCATGTCAGAAAATTCAAAGTGCTTAAAACCATGAGTTTCAACAAACCAGTTATGGAGAATCACAACATAGTTGCCTTTAGATACTGTTTCTTCTTTCTTTTCATTTCTAAAAAACATCATCTTCTCCATCTTTAAGATTAAGCATGCGCTCTGTTTTTTCCAACATTGCATCAAACCAGATAACTGCTTGCTCTCTTGTCATTGTTAAAAGTTGGTCGTATTCAATATGGTGTTGCCTACAAAGCGGAATTGTCTTTGAGTCACAAGCCTTCAAACCCATGCCCTTATTATGAGCGCCCTGATTGCTGTGTGCTGCATCTACTGGAGTTCTACCACACATAACACATGGCAACTTCCTTATTGCAGCAAGACGCTTTGTATCACGCATGAAGGTTACTTCTAATATTCTTCACTTGTTCTTTGTGTCGCTTAATCTTAGCGTCAACTTCAACCATTTCTTTCGCAGTCATCAAGCCACGTGAAAGGTTTTGAAGCTTTTCTATTTCTGCACATATTGCGACTAGGTTCTTCTTTGCTTCGATCATATCCATACAATCACCAATTACACCAAACCAAATAAGCTGCAAATAACATCACAGCCAAATAAAACACCGTTTTGATTACATTCTTAAACTGCTGACAATCTTCTTCAATTTGTTTGAGTTCTTCTTCGTCCATAGCGGCACCATTTAGCTACATTTACTTTGCTAAAAATTAAAAAGGGCATAGCAAACTGCCACACCCTTGCCTTAGATTACGATATTGATCAGCTCGGCAACTGATCTACCGCTACTCACAATCACACACACCTAACATGCACGGTCTGCTTTACTTGCTTTCAATCCTCTTTAAGTCGGGACGCCACTCCCTAGTCTAGTCTGCATTAAGCAGTTTTACTCGAAGGCATGTTCCACTGGTCGGCACTCCAGTAGGATAGATTGTCTTTTTACGGACAACAAAAAAGCCCACCTTTCGATGAGCTTTTAAAATTGGTGAGAACCCTTGAGGCTTACAGACTATTTCACTCTAGGGCATATTTAATCTCGATCGGCGAAAGACGCTGTAAGAATCCATCACCTAGTGAATCACGTATAGAAAATCCACTCTAACACATAATTTACCCTACGCGTTTAAACGAGTCAACACTTCTTCAAACTTTTCATAAACTAAATCATCATCTCTATAGCATTCACCCATTCCAGCAAAACCAATTTTTGGAGAATACTTAAACTTTGATAAGAACTTATGTATCTTCTTTTCCATATCCCATATTCTGGAAGCCCTTCCTTCAATTTGCTTTATAAGCTCATATTTGTATGGCATCTTGGAAATAGTTAAAAAACGCTGCTCAACAGTTGTTGCACAAATACCGATCTTTATAAACGATTCATTTTCTCTAAAACAGCGGACAAAATAAATACTGGAATTGCCATGATATTTTTCACTACACAACTTTTGATACTGTGTTTTGCTTAAAGGGCTTAAGAAGCAATTTGGACATCCTTGACCTAAAAGATGCGCGTTAGCTCTTTGTTCAAAGAAACCATGTTTGTGACACTTAATTTTTACTTTTAAAGTAGACTTCACATATACAGTTTCAGTGTAATCATATCTATCACCGTGCTTCTCCCTACTTTTTCTTACAAAATCTTCCTTTGTTAACTTAGCCTTGGTTGAGCATTTTGAGCAAACCATTCCTCGCATATGTCGATCAGCCCTTTGCTCAAAAACGCCATGAACCTTACAAATTATTGACACCTTCCCATATAATCTTTGGAAGTTTGTTATTGAATAATCATATTTGTCACCATGGATTTGTTTGCAATTTTCAATAAATTGATCCTGTGTTAATTTTGTTCTTGCACTTTTTGTTTGCATAGCTTCCGCTATGACAATAGAATTGCTTCCAGTCATTTTGTTGCCCTTTTAACGAATTGATTAGAGCCATATAGGTGTTGGTAGCACCTGTATGGCTTGCTTAAATATTATACCATAAATACAATTAAACTCATGATATTCTTAATCTTTTATCATGTGCATGAAGAAAGAATCTTGCACATCCAACCATGATATTTACTTGTGCCTTAGATTGCTTCGTGATGATACCCACAGCACTTAATGATCTGTTTTCCACCTTATGTCGAACTAAGCACATCACTGCATATTTAGCCTGATAATCCACTTTTTCTGATCTTAGGACACTTCGCAACAAAGCCTGTACTTGATCCGCCTCAAAGTCATTAATCTCACATCGAATGTAAGATTTACCTTTTGGAAGCTCTCTGTCTGCTTCACGCATTAACCAGTAAATTTGATTGATATGAAGATCATCTGGTAAATCCCCTCCTTTCATGCGCACAGTTTCACACCAAGCGCCGAACTGCTCTAGCCATCCATCAATTGTGTATTTGTTCCAATCCATTACTGGTGTTACTACTGCCGCATTCATCTCTTTCCCCTTACTTGCCGTATTTCTTAATATGAGTTCTAACTTTTTCTCTGTTGACTTCTCCGCTCGTTATCTGTTCATACATTTTTCTGGTCTGCCAAATGACATAAATAATGAGAAGGGGAGAAAATAAAATTCTCAGGATGATTAGAAGCAGCTTTAAAGAAGCTTCTGCATAGTCCTTGAGGTCACACCAATGATCTTCAAACCATCCCTTTAGAAAGAATCCTTGCCATTGGAGTGTGAGCTTTAATGCATCTACATCTACCTTTGATTTCATACCGTCACCCTTAATCATCTAATTCTGCTTTGTTTATAAGTATTGAGTACATTTCTTTTGAATAATTTGAGATTGGGAACTTCTTGCCGATCAGTTCCGCAAATTCATCATCAAGCTTGCGCACCAGATCCATGTATTGAATTTGCTTTTCATCAGACTCACCGGTAGGCCATTCAGGTGTCTTAGCTTGGTACTCCTCTGCCCATGCTTTGACTTGTTCAGCTTTATCTTCATATCGAGTGCGAAAGAAAGCATGAAAACCTTCTTCGTATTGTTCGTATGTCCCAACTTCGTAAAAGACCATCACGTCACCTCAAATCATCAAATACTTTTTAATTTCATCTATGGCTTCATCTGCACCGAAGCAGACTTTGCACATGTAGCCTTGTTCTTCTAAGCGCTGTATCATGAGTCTTTGACTTGGTTGTAACTTCCCTTTCTTTGACTTCAATTCAATCCAAAGCCCGTGTATCTCACCATTTGGAACAATTAGCTGAAGGTCTGGAACACCAGCCTTCACGCCCAACTTCTTAAACTTTGCAGCTTCAAGGATGTTTCTTGAGCCACCATTAGGAATATGGAATAAGTAATCACTCAAACGACCTGAACCATACTTCACACGATGCGCCCAACTCATGAGCGTCATCTGTTCTTGATCTTCTGTAGGTACTCGGTTGAATCGCTTAGAGCGAGCTGCCTTCAGTGACTGGACCCTTTGAGCCTCTTTGAATGTGGTCATTTGACATACTCCGTAATTAAGCGGATAACCAAAACCATAGTTAAAGTCGCTGCTATTACTCCCCAAGCAAAAAAGAAACCTCTGCTAAACCACTCCATAATTGCAGGTGTTGAAAGCTCTCCGTTGTACCAACGCCATGCATACTTGATTGATACAAATAACGCCGCACCGTAGATGATTGCTATCGCAAAGTCTTTCATCCTTCCCCCTTGAGCGCTTTAACTGCTAAATCAATGTTAGGCTCTGATTGATATAATTCTGCTTCCACAAGAAATCTAATTGCTTTGTCTACCCGCTTTTGCAGCTCCTCACTGCTCTTAACCTCTTTCACATACATTTCATCAAGCGTTTCCGATACAAATATATATTCACTTAATTGCTTTTCCAGCTCCTCCACTTTCGCTTGTATTGACTGCTGACCAGCCTCAAAAGCTTCTTTCATCATTAAATCTGACTGGTACGTTCCGAACCATTCGCTGTTTTTGTAATACTCTTCAAACTCATCCATCTCAAACATCCTCAAATTTGCAAAGCGGGTTAATAGATTCGAAATTATTAAGAACCCATTGAAATGAAGCCCAGTCCATTTTTGCACCATGATTGATGGCGATAGATTTCAGATCATTTAGGTCTTGAATAGTCCTAATAATGCTTGGTCTGAACGATCTATAGCCCCAATAAAAACCCAAATAACCATATTCATTAGATAAGATCAGACGACTAGAGCCACTAAATACACCCAATACAATTCCATTCCAGTAATCAAGTTTCATTGATCTTTCACCTCACAAAGCGGGCTAATGTGGTTTTCTATTCTGTCTAGGATTTCTAATTCCCTTGAATTCGAGGGTTTATCAATGCGGTGTCCTGCTGCTATTTCTTCATCTTCGGCAAAACGAAAATTAACTTTATGAGCGAATGAATAATGCTCTTTATCCCAATATGCTCGAATGAATTCTTTGTAGATTTCTTGAATGGTCATTACCTTGTTCTGGCTGCTACTCTTTAAAACAACCTTATCTCCGACTTTAAACTCACTCATGGCTGGCTCCGTATATTGATTCGTGGTCGGCAATAGCTTTCATTACCCGCCCAACTCTCAAATGCTTATAGTCATAAAGTCTTGCTTCAGGATGAACATAATCACAACTTGAATCTACATACATCTCGCGTACATTTGACTTGGCGCTTCTTAAACTGCCAAGTTCATTAATAATGTCCACAGACTCCACCAGACGCTTGAGGTCAGAAAGCATCACATCCCTACTAAACCAAACCCCTCTTGTGTATTGGTTAATAACACCGTTGTATCCTTTGTGACCATCAGGCGCCCCCTCAACAACCGCTCTCGACTTCTCCACCCCAAACTCACGAATAAACTGCTCTGGTTTCATGCCGCCTCCTTGTAACGTTTAGTAATGGCTTCCTTCTTAAGCTGGTCTAGCATTTTCAGCTTTCTTAATTTCTCGTAGAGGTTTGCTGCTGCTCTTGTTTCTTCATTACGAGTACCGAGGTTGTACGCTCTACGCAGCTTCATCATTGAGGTGTAATCTGCAAATTCGATCATGCTTTCAGCTCCCCTTTAACATTCAGGATGTCTTTTGCGTATTGAGTTGCCTTGTAATGATTTTTCCCAACACGTTCGAAATATTTCCATTCAACAAATTTTTGAAGATTGCTGTAGATGGTTCCTCGATTGAAATCAAACACTGATTCCTTCACGTCTTTGACATTGAAAGGCGCAGTTGCATGACAACCGAACATGAGCAAGCTAAGTTGATCATCAAAGTTAAGTTTCTTGGTTTTACTTATTGATTTCATACAGCGCCTCCAACAATCAAAGCTGATTCAGGCAGGTTTGCTTTAACTGCTCGCTTCAAAGCTGCACGTTGGTTGCTTAATGCTTTAGCTTCCTTACAAAACTCACAACGACATTTGAACTTGTTATATCCGTAGACTGTCCCATGAGTGAATTTAGCCTCGTACTGTTCACCGCCAATTTCCTCAATCCAATCTAGGGTTTGCTTATCATCTGCTAATCTCATGAGAACGCTCCTACTGGACACATAAAGACAATTTCGATACCGCCATATGAAGGCTTGTTGAAAGTCTTAAGTTCTTTATTGATCACTGACTCAATGTGCTTTTTCGTTTCCGTCTTGAAGTTAAATGCACGCTTAAGAATCACCCTTGACCCATCTATCGCCTCTACGTTGAATTGCATCTTCTGGCGATTAATAGAAGTTACTTGGACTTGTACGCTCACGCTGCACCTCTCTCTTCCACTGGGAATGACATCCCAACGAAACGGCAAATATCTAAACGGTCTTGAACATTCACAGATCCACGCTTGCCATGACGGTTTTTGGCAATAATTAACTCGGTTACACCAGTTGGCGCATTAGTCTCTTTTTCGAGGATTGGATGAACCATGATGATTTGGTCTGCATCCTGTTCAATCTGTCCAGAATCCTTAAGATCACTTGCTACTGGCTTGTGTCCTTCTGCTCCACGGTTAAGTTGAGCCAATGCAATTACTGGGCAATCAAACTCTTTTGCCATAGCTTTTAAGTCACGACTGATTGATGCAACTTCTTGAACGCGATCCTTCTTAGATGGGTCTCGGATTAAGCCGATATAATCAACAATGATGCAGCCCAAAGCCTTGTACTTACGCTTCGCTTTGCGCGCATAACTTTGGATTTCAGCAATCGTTGGCTTTTGCTTTTCTTCAATAAAAATTGGCAGGTTTCTAAATTGAGCAATAGTTGCAGTAAGCTTCTCAAACATCCCGTCATAGATTTCACCGTTGTGAAGATTGTTATACGGGATTGCACCTAATGCCGAGATCATGCGGTTGGTTAGGGTCGGCGTATCCATCTCAGCAGAGATAAACAAGACTGGCATGTTGTAGCGCTTAGCAGTTTGCATTGCACACATCTGAGCAAGAGTTGATTTACCACTGCCCGGACGACCACCAATTACACAAAAATGACCCTTTTCAATTGTTCCCAAAAGATTATCAAGATGAGGAATATTGAACTGAACACCTATGAAGCCCTTTTGTTCTTTCTGAGCAATCTTTTTCTCAAATCGCTCAAGTGTTTTTTCTAAAGCCTGGTTAAAATCAAAACCTGTTTGCTTTTGCTCAATAGAATTACTAGATGAACTAAATAAATTCTCAGCAGCCAAGTAAACATCAGTGATAGTCAGATCTTTAGCGCACTCCGCAATCGAGAGACCAATATCTTCAACTTCGCGATGCTGCTTAAGTTTATTCAACTCAGCAACAAAATATTCCAGGTGGTGTACGCTACCAACTGCACTGTTAAGTTCAATTAAATACTCTTCTCCACCAATGTCATTGAGAAGATTTCGCTCTTGTAGATGCTTGCAGACAAATACTGAGTCATATGGCTTATCAGCATTAGCAAGCTCAACAATTGCCTTGTAAATAATCTTGTGACGACCAGCGTAAAAATGTTCTTCGGTAAGATCATTTGCGACAACCTCTAGGGAATGGCTCACTGTCATCAAAGCGACTAGCACACTCTGCTCAATTGTCATATTTTGAATGTTTGTACTCATTACCAGTCTCCATATTGCAATTGGGCATTAGAGAAATCAGGAGCTACCACAGAGCTGTTGACCTGAAACCAATACTCGTTTTCCCATTGTTTTTGGTTTAACCAAGTGCTAGGTGATGGAATGAACTCACCATCCTGCTTTGTCCAAGAGACATCAGATTTTTGTTTTTCAAGAATTGAAAGAAGTGTTTCAATCGCAAAACTTCCTTCATGCTTTGTGAAAGTTTTATAAGTGCCAGACTTGTCTGATTTACGTTTACAAGTTGGATATGCAGACCAGAACTTCTCAAAGTTTTCTGAGTAACCCACCCCTTGTTTTTCTTTGTTTTTATTATTGTTATTGTGTGGCGAATTTTTAGTATGGTTTGATACTAAATTTTCGTATGGTTCCGTACTATTTTTTAGCATAGCTAAATTTTCGCTAGGCGAATTTTTAGTATGGTTTTCAGTGGTAATTATCTGGTCAGTTAGAGACCATTCATTAATTTGTTTGTCAGTTTCAAGGCGGATAATTACACCCATCTCTTCCAAAATTAATAGGCCTTTTTGTACAGTATCCTTGTTGTATCCAGTAGCTTTTACAAACTGAGATAGGCTGATGCTATCTGCTTGTTTATTCCAGCCACGCGTTTTACGAACAATGAGAAGATAACAAGGCAAAGCTGCACCCTTCATCTTAGCCATATGTCCGTTATCTATTAGGTCATTAGGAATCTGGAATGCATTAGAAATAAAACTAGTCATACCAAGCTCCTCTTAAACTCTTCATAAGCATCGTTGATTTCTTCAATGAAGAATTCATCACTTGAAGCATCGTAAAGCCTTTGAAGATCACCATACTGGCGTGCATATTTCGCACCTTCATAAACTTCATGCTCATACTCCCTTATGAACCGCAAAGCTGTAGGATTCATAGTAATGACGCTCCAAGTTACTTTTAGCCTCAGCTACAGCAACCGAGTTTTTTAAACTGCGTTCTATTGCATAAGCCTCAACCGCTTTTTGAAACAAACTAATCTTCCGATTTAGTTCAATGTCTGCTAATATTGAATAGTTCATATGGTTTGCTCCGATTGAACATTGAGCCTGATCTTGTACATCAGGCTTTTTCTTTGTAACCAAGCTCAAAACACATGCCGAAATCTTCAATGTCATCTTGAAAAAGATCGTCAATTGTTTGCTTGCTTTCCATCCACGCTTTTGACATCACAAAAAGCGCATTTAGTTTTTCCTCGCTAATCATTCGATATTTCTTGAGGACAGTCTTAAATCCAAGAATGTCCAACAGCACTAAACAGTTCTCAAGCTCAGTCAAGCCATTGGATTTTCTATCATTTTTCATTCGTGATAATGTGCTTGGATCAATCCCCAACTGTTCAGCAACCTGACTTTGATTGCTTGATGCAAGGGCTTGCAAAACTCTAGAAACTTCATTTCTAGCCCTTGCACTCAATTCGGTTGATACTTTGCTCATGGTTTAGTTCCTAAGCGGTTGCATTAGTTCGTTTAATTGGTTGTTTGCCATCAGCAAGATCACGTATTTGGTATTCACGTGCTAATGGGATTTTTGTTTCATCCCACTGGCTGATTGCATTGTGAGAAATCCCTAACTTCGCTGCTAACTGTGTAACAGTGCAGTTAAGCAGGGCTAAAGCTTCTGACTTAGTCATCTAACTTACCCATAAAGTAATTTAACTTACCTTATTAAACTACATAAAACTTACCAAGTCAATTGGTAAGATAACTTACGTTCTGCTGGTGGAATTAAAATGGAAACCCTTGGTATTCGCTTGAAAAATCTGCGTAAACAGAAAAAACTTACTCAACAAGCATTGGCTGATCTTGTTGGTGTATCTAAAACTTCTGTTATCTACTGGGAAAAAGACGAAAACGTGCCGAAGCATGAAAGCTTAATGGCATTAGCTAAAGTTCTTGGTAGCTCAACTGAGTACCTTTTGAAGGGTAAAGAGCCTAAAAATCTTACTAATTTTAATATTCAAGACTTTATTATTAAGCATGGACTAACAACTAAAGAAGAAGCTTCATTCGATGCTGACAGTATTATTGAACCTGATGTTGTCGAATTTGATGAGGTAAACGGTTATATATGGATTGACGTTGTGGAAGCTAATTTTTCGTGTGGTACTGGGGAATCTATTGAATTCCACTTTGATGTGATTAATGAAAAGTATCCGTTCCCCCCTTCCTTCTTTCAAAGAAAGATGGTGGACCCTAAGTGCTTAAGACTTATCAAAGCTAAAGGCGACAGCATGGCGGATTATATCCATGACCAAGATCTAGTTGGTATTGATCTATCACAAACTGAAATAGTAGATGGTGGTATTTACGCAGTTTACTTTGCTGGCGAAGGCATGATTAAGCAGATATTTAAAGAAGCTGATGGCTCTTTAGTTCTGCATAGCTTCAACGAAAAGTATCGGGATAGAATAATTACTGAACAGAATGGACTGAATTTTAAGGTTATGGGCCGCCAGGTGTGGCGTGCAGGTTAAAAAAAGGAGAATGGAATTGGATAACGCAAAATTACCAATCAATCAAATTATTGCCCGTATTAATGATGCTGCGAAAAATGGAGAGGCGTTAGTTCTAACTGCTGAGGAAGTGAGAATCCTTTCAAAAGATATCGGCGATAAGGTCTATATTCCTGTACTTACGAATGAACAAGTTGTTCAGTTGGTAAAAGAAGGAAAGCTTGGACAGAAAATTAATAACACCAAAGATTAATAAACTGTGAACCCGACACAGTCTTTTAAATGTGGGGTATATCACTTATTAGATAGCAATATTTATTGATGTTTTAGTGTGTAATGTGTAGATTGCCAATAGTTTTTATAGTAGATATTGGGATTATGCAATATGTCTAATATTGAGCAAGATACACGTTTTATTGTTAACAATAATTTGATTAACAAGGGCTGGATCTTGGACATTCAAGATCCAAACAAAAATGTCTTTTTTGAATCAGATATCTTAAGAATTGTTAATAATGAGTTTCTCAAGAAAAGTAAAAAAAGACCCGATTATGTTCTTTTCGATTCACAAAATAAGCGGCCAATCGGTGTAATTGAAACGAAATCAGGTGGAAAAAGCTTAACAAAAGCACTGGATCAGGCAACCGAATATGCTGAAATGCTTGATGCACCTTTGATATTTGCAATGAATAATGGTTTCTGCGAAACACGGCATTTGTATACCCAAAAACCATTATTTATTGATGAAAATGAGGTTAATGAATTAATAAGAGTAAATGAAGCTAAAGAGTTCATATTGCAGGAAACAAATGGTATTTATATTACACCTAAAGAAATTTTAGTCTCTCGCAAAGAGTTAATTAATGTTTTCAAGAAGTTAAATAACTCACTAAGAGGTGAAGGTTTAAGAGCTGGTATAGAAAGGCTTTCAGAATTTGCAAACATTCTTTTTTTAAAATTGTATACAGAGAATGCTAATACAGGTATTTGGAATTCTCTCAAAAGTCTCGATAATGATTTGCTAATTAATACAACTAATAACATACTACAAGATATTGATAGACAATATGGTGCTTCTGTTTTTACAAATTTACAGCTAACCAACCCTGTTGCTGTTAAAGAGATGATCAAAGAGTTGGATAAGTTAAAACTCTCATCAATAGATACCGATATTAAAGGAGATGCTTTTGAGTATTTCTTACAGCAAGCTACAGCAACTAATAATGACTTAGGAGAATATTTTACTCCACGTCACATAACTAAAACCATTGTTAACTTAGTCAACCCTAAATATGGTGAAAAGATCTATGACCCTTTTTGTGGGACAGGTGGTTTTTTAACAGAGGCATTTGATCATATAAAAGATAACACTTTAATTGCAAACAATAGTAGTGAAGAAATCAAGCTTAAACATAATACTATTTTTGGAAGAGAAATTACCTCAAATGCAAAACTCGCAAAAATGAATATGATTCTGCATGGGGATGGGCATAGTGGAATTTGCCAGATAGACACACTTCAAAACCCTATTGAATCTGAATATGATGTGGTTATAACCAACATGCCATTTTCTCAAAAAACTTCTTATTCTCACTTATATGAGAATAAGTTAGCTAAAAACGATGGTGATGGAGTATGTGTTCTACATTGCTTTAAAGCAACAAAAAAAGGAGGGCGAATGGCATTAGTAGTACCTGAAGGCTTTCTTTTTAAAGCCGCTTTAGCCCCAGTAAGGAAGTATTTATTTGAAAACGCCCAACTAAAAGCAGTAGTTTCACTTCCAAAAGAAGGGCGAATTCAAACATGAGGTGCGACAGTTTGAAAAGTCTTATGATAATCAACAAGCTGAGCAAATTTCTCTAATGGTGTAAGCCAATCTAACGCTTTTCTAGGACGAGTATTCAGTGACATGGCAACTTGATTTAAATAATGCTGATCTGCCTGATTTAAATCAATCCCTTTAGGTAAATATTGCCTAATTAAACCATTCATATTTTCGCATGTGCCTTTTTGCCAGGGTGAATGTGGGTCACAGAAATATACATCTATGCCTAAATCTTCTTCAAGTATTTTATGTTCTGCCATCTCGCGTCCACGGTCATAGGTCAACGTTTTACGCAGTTCTGCAGGTAAATATTTCAGAGCTTCAGTTAAAGCCTTGCGCACTGATTCTGCCTTTGCATCAGGTAATGTTGCCAAGATACAGAGCCGTGTATTTCGTTCAATAAGTGTTGCTATCGAACTTTTATTGTCTTTACCTTTAATTAAATCAGCTTCCCAATGACCCGGTATTTTTCTTTCTTGAACTTCGGCTGGGCGCTCATGAATAGTTTTAATATCCTGTAATATAGAATCTTTTTTAGGTTCACCGTTAGCTTTTCGCTTTTTATTTTCATGACGTAGACAGGATAATAAGTCTTTTTTCAACTCACCCTTGGGTAATGCTCGTATCGTTGAATAAATCGTTGTATGGCTTACATTCATTGTTTGATCCAAATCAGGAAATGTCTTTAAACGCTTTGCTATTTGCTGAGGAGACCATAAACAACGGATCGCTTCAACAATAAATTTCCAGAGGATTGAATCGATTTTGAGTTTTCTGTGACCACGTCTACGTCTAGCAAAAGTGTTATCAGAAGCATATCGAGCTTGATAAACGTCATTGATGCTATTTCTTTTAAGCTCACGATAGATCGTACTAGGATGTCTTTTAATAAGTTCAGCAAATTTTCTGGCTGAAAAGCCTTCTTTTCTTGACTCAAGCATTAATGCAGTACGATCTTCAAAGTTAAGATGATGGTATGACAATTTTATATACTCCATAAACCCTTTAAATTAATTAGGTGGTTTATGTCGCACTTCAAGTTTTACTCTGCCAAGTTTTTCTGCCATATGCAAAAGTTAAAACCAATATACTCTACTTTACCAACTGTCATAATGGTAGAACAAATTCTGACGTTTTTTACTACAATGTGACAAATGATGGCCTAAGTTTAGATTCTTTCCGTAGAAAAATTGACGAAAATGATTTAAAAAATTTAGATTTTGCTGATTTAAATAAGAGCGACTTTGATAAATATTATAATGAATTAGGTTTCTTAAAAGTTAATCCAGAATTAATCAGAAGCAATGATTATATTTATAATTATGCTCACTATAGTAATTCACATATAAAATCAAAATTCCCAACTATAAAACTAAAAGAACTCCTATCCTTGTCTGGCAAAGTCAAAGTGGGAGAGGATACAAATATACCTATTATGAGTATCACTATGGAACATGGCTTAATTGATCAGCATGAGAAATTTAAAAAACGAGTCGCAAGTTCTGATATTTCTGGGTATAAAAAGGTTTTTAAAAATGAACTTGTAATGGGGTTCCCTATAGATGAAGGTGTTCTAGGATTTCAAAAATATTACGATGCTGCTGCCGTAAGCCCAGCATACAAAATCTTTAGATTAAAACGAGAAGTTAATGTAGAATATTTGGATTTGATTTTGAGATCTAATTCTCTAAGAAAAATATACAAAAGTAAAATGCAAGGCAGTGTAGAGAGACGACGCAGTATTCCTGATGAAATGTTTTTGAATATTGAGATCCCGAATCCTCCTGAAGAGGTTAAAGATCAAATAGTAAAACAACATAAACTAATAAAGGAAATTGAGAATAGTCTCAAGGAAAATCAAAAAAAATTGCGTCTAAAGACAGAAGCATTATGGGAACTTCCTCAAAATTACAACTAATCCCCCCCTTCGAACCCACCACCACGGTGGGTTTTCTTTTGTCTATTAAAGCATAAAAGTAAGTTAACAAAAATAAAAAGTAATTTTAATTACCAAATCTCTTGACCATTTTGGTAAGTTACCTTACTATCTTCTCACCAACCAATAAAAAAGTCCCGACTGTTTGGCGACACGGGACTTTTACTCAATGAGTGAGATAAGTATGAATCAAAGAATTGAAAAGTACAAGTTTAGCCAAGCCTTCCGTGATGGCTCGAAAGCATTCGTAGCTTTCTGGATTATCACCTTCATTGTATTTGCATTCTTAAAGGGCTGTGCCGACGAGCAACAAGCCAACGAACTCAAAGCAAAACAGAACATGTATGTCCGCGTTCAGGTTGAGGGGGTGAAGTGATGTCTATTTATGACTGGACAAATGTCCCTAAAGAAGTCAACTGGATAGCTACTGATGCCAATGGACGTAAGTATGGCTATGTAGATGAGCCTATTTCAATGAATCTTGCTAATTGCTGGCATTCCTTTGGCAAGTGCGCTCCATTAGGTTTTATGGATACAGATCTAAACGACTGTGCAATTTGGGACCAAACATTAGAAAAACGCCCAGAGGAGCCCTCTCATGGATAACTACAAAATCATTAATACTCACACAAATGAGATTATCAAGGCCCTTAATGACCTTGGCTATGTATGGACACCAAAGAAGTTTGATGAACAAGATTGCTTGCTAAAAGCACATTGGATTCTAGCTAAAGAAACAGGCGAAATTGCATATTCAAGTGGCACTCACATTGATTCTCCACTTGTATTTACAGAACTCACCCTCCCTCAGCTTCGAGACCTTGTTGTGTTGAAGCGTAATGATATTAATGACGCCAATTGGGAAACCGAAGGTGGTGATCAGATATTTAAAGACTCAAATGACAAGTCTTTTATCTATCGCTCAGATGGTTGGGATGAATTGCTACGACATGAAATGCGACAAGCAATGTGGGAAAAGCCAAAAGCAATTGCAAAACCCCAAGACCCAGCCTTGATTAGCGGTGTGGAGGCTTTGGCTGACATTACCAAGGTTCAACATGCATACAATTGTAGTGATGATTGGTTCACTACACAGTATTCAACTTTGACAATCCCTGAAATCCTAAAAGGCAAGACAAATTGCGGGCATGAAATAAAGTTCCGTGTCAAACCAACCACAATAAGCATTAATACTGAGTTGCCTAAGCCTGAAAGAGAGTTTCATCAGAATAAAGAAATATTTTCAGTCACTTACGAGTTCAAAACTCGCGAAGAACGCAATGCATTTGCTGACAAGCTGAGAGGTACTAACTCATGAATATGTTAGCCCTTAAACCCGAGCTGCTGTGCCCTTCTTTCCCTTACTTAGACATGTCTACTGACATTCAAGTTGAAGGTGAAACGGTTTATTTCGATCTAACTTACGGCTGCAATGTTCTTAACTGCCAGATCAAAGCTGAAACGACTTATGACACTCGTGAAGTAACCGATCAGTTCAGTGGTTGTGCTCGTGACCAAGAGTATGAAGTGCTTGTAGTAGACACAAAAACTCATGCTGTAGTGACTGATAAAGACGGCATTGAGTCACCTATAGGTTTACGTTTCAAGCTTACAGACGCACAAGTACACAGCTTAAACGAGCAGCTTAAATACTACGCCGAAGAATTGGCAGATGAAGAAGCTGGAGCGGTTTGATGGAGTGGATTAGTGTTGAAGAAAGGCTTCCAGCATTCCAAGAAGAAACAAGTATTTTATGCCTACTTAAAGATCAGCAAAAAGGGTTTTGGTATCCACGCCCTTACGCTCTTTTGATCGAAGTTGGCTGGTGGATACCACAAAAAGAAATATTTGTTTGCGATGGCGTTGAAGATGCGAAACACATCATTTCTCACTGGATGCCACTACCAGAACCACCAAAGAATTAGGAGAAGATTATGAATGCGCCAGTGCAAAAGAAAGCTCCTAAAAAGAACAAGAAGAAGCAAAAGCCCGTCAAGTTTGAATGGTGTTTTTGCTGCAAAGATCTGATGCAAGTTAGTAACGATGGGCAATGCACCGTTTGTTATAGCTACATCGTAATGTGATTTAAGCCAGTCTACGGAGTATTAGAAAATGGCACTAAAAATTGTTACAGCTCAAGAGCCAATGCGTGTAGAGACCTTAATTACTTTTATTTATGGTGATCCGGGTATTGGTAAAACGTCTTTAGCTTTCTCGGCTAAGAATCCTATCCTTTTTGACTTTGATAAAGGCGCACATCGTGCAGGCAAATACCGTAAAGACACAGTTCAGGTTAATAACTGGTCTGAGGTTTCATCATTAACTGCAAATGATCTTTTAGGTTATGACACAGTAATTGTAGACACAGCTGGTCGTATGCTTGATGTGATCATTGCTCACCTAGTTAAAGATCAAAAAAACTGCCGTCGTAATTCAAATGAATTATCAATTCAAGGCTACGGCACCCTAAACAGAACATTCACTCACTGGTTTAATCTTTTGCGCAGCTTTGGTAAGGATGTAATCCTTCTTGCTCATACTGCCGAAGATAAAAAAGGCGATGACATTATTTTTCGCCCTGACATGGTAGGTGCAAGTAAAAAAGAAGCCTACAAGGTTGCAGATATGATGGGATACATGACAACTCATCAAGGGCAACAAGGAACCCAAAAAGCTATTTATTTTGCACCAAGCACAGCATTTCACGCGAAAGACTCAGGAGCAATTGGAAACCTTATTCTCAATGATTTAGATGTACAACCAGATCAACTTGATTCGATTCTAAATCAGGCCAAGAACCACATTAATAGTCTAAGTGAGTCTCAGGCTAAAGCACAAAAAGAATTGGATGATTGGGATTCAGAAGTGCTTGCTGCCGAATCACTTGAAGACTTTGAAGAGCTTAAAGCCAAACTTCCACAAGGTCATGTATTTGTTCGCCAGATGTGGAACAAAGCTGTTGAGCAAGCTAGACAATATGGATTTGCTTATGACGGGCAAACCAAGACATTTACTAGTGTTCAGCCTCAGGAGCAAACAGCATGATTATTAGGCTATCGACAACTATGCTCGATAGCTACCTTTGGGGCATATCGAATGATGATATGACCTCAGAGGAACTCGCTAAAGAGTTGTTCTTAGGAAAGACGCAGAATATGGCAATGAAGTGCGGCACAGCTTTTCATGCCCTTCTTGAACATGATCTTAATTATGAAGTCACAAAAGAAATGGGGTTTAACTTTTTGTTTAGTGAAGGCCTAGACGGGACTCTAGAACTTGGTGATGTTCGTGAACAAAAGTATGTCACACGGATTTTTGATGATGTTGATTTGGTTGCAAAAATCGATGCTGAGACTAGTTCAAAGCTAATTGACCACAAGCTTACTGCTGCCTTTGATCCAGATAAATATATGGATGCATTCCAGTGGCGTGCATATTTATTAGTTAAGCAATACGACAACTTTAAGTACCAAGTATTTGAACACTCAGGCTTAGATAAAGTTGTGGATGGTTTAACAGAAGTAAAAATTAAGAGCTACCACGAATTACACCAGCACTCATATCAAAACATGGAATCAGATGTTAAGGCTCTTGTTCGTGAAGTAGCTGACTTTGCTAAATATTGGAAACCAAAATTAGGAGTGGCAGCATGACAGATTTGAATAAGGAAAGAGAGGCTTTTCTGAATACCTTCCAATATTACAAAGGAAGAAGAGACATTATTTTTAGTCATGAGCATGAACTGTTTATGACTAGATCAAACAATCCTTCTGACATTGCTCAGAAAGAAATAAGCAACATGAATAGCCGTTGGGATGCTTGGCTTAGATGTGCAAAGCATCGTGATGCAGAGCTAGAAAAAGCCAAAGCTCAGGCGGTGCCAGAGAAAAAGATTTACTTAACCTGTGAGCAATTATATGCAGCAGCAAACTTTGGTGCACCAAACAAAGATCCAGAACTTTTAGAAACTGAATTAACAATTGCTTGGTTTGATGAAGCTCATAGCGGCAGTGGTTACTACGTTTATATAAGTGAGTATCCAGAAGAAGGTGCAATGAAGTTGGAAAGCGAATTGGGAGCTGAGGGATGAGTGAATTTAAAAACATGAAAATTGCTATTACTGAAGATCAGCCCTTAAAACTTGTTTGTGATTTGCTGATTGAAATTGGTTATAGCCCAATTAATAAATATTCAATTGAGAATTACCATAAGTTTGTCACCACAAATATCAAGGGCCATATAACAGGTTGGAATTTAAATTTGCTTTCAGATACGGATTTTAAACCAACCTCATTAAGTGATTTGATCAAGTTGCGTAATAAAGTTAAAGCGGAAAGTAAGGAGGGGTGAATGTTATTGACTACTGATGAAGTTGAACTAATCAAAACATGTGATGAAAGCCCTGAACAATATATTGCAGTTTTTCAAGGTCAACAGATTGGATATCTCCGATTAAGACATGGCGAATTTAGAGTTGATTATCCGGATTGTGGCGATGAGACAATTTACTATTCGCAAGAAATGCTTGGCGATGGGAAATTTGAAGATAGTGAACGTGAACATTTCTTGATGAAAGCGAGAGAAGCAATCGTTAAGAAGTTTAATGAGATGGAGGGGTGAATGGAGATTGATCGTCGTGTACGTGCTAAAGAGTTTATGATGCTAATGTCTATTGGCCGGACTAAATTCTATCGCATGATTAAGAATGGTGAAATTCCACAACCAATCAAGGTAAGTGAGAAAGAAGTGTTTTGGCACGAATCTAGTGTTAAGAAAGTTGTCGAAAAACACAAAGATAATTCTGATATGATAGCCTGCTAA